ATTGGTGATAAAACGTATAAGTTTGCACAAGATGTACCCAGTCTCTTACCAGCGATTCTAGCAGAGCTTAAACAATTTCGTAAAAAAGCTAAGAGAGATATGGCAGCTGCGACGGGTTCTATGAAAGAAGTATACAATGGTAAACAATTGGCCTACAAAGTTTCAATGAACTCGGTATATGGTTTCACTGGTGCAGGTAAGGGTATTCTCCCATGTGTTCCAATCGCATCTACGACAACATGTAGGGGGCGTGGTATGATTGAAGAGACTAAGACGTATGTTGAAGCAAACTTCCCGGGTGCAAAGGTGAGATATGGTGACACAGATTCCGTTATGGTCGAGTTTGATGTAGGGGACCGTAAAGGTGTAGAAGCTATCGAGTATAGCTGGGAGATTGGTGAGAGGGCGGCGGAAGAATGTAGTGCTCTTTTCAAAAAGCCAAATAACCTAGAACTTGAGAAAGTCTATTGGCCGTACTTCTTGTATTCGAAGAAACGGTACGCAGCCAAGTTGTGGACAAAGGGGAAGGATGGGAATATGAACATGGATTATGTAGACGTCAAGGGTCTTCAACTTGTTCGAAGAGATAATACACCCCACATGAGAGAAGTTTGTAAGGAACTATTGGATGTAATCCTAACTTCTGGAGACACCGGGCCACCAATGGAGTTGGCGAGGCAACGCGCTAATGAACTTCTAGGTGGTGAAATTTCAAATGACCAACTTATTTTAAGTCAAGGTCTCTCTGACAGTTATAAAGTTGGTGGGAAGAGTGTTTCTATCACTAGCCCAGAAAGTATCAATATCAATCAGGCACATGTGCAGGTTGTAAACAAGATGAGACAACGAAAACCTGGGTCAGAGCCACAATCTGGAGACCGTGTACCCTATATTCTTACAAAAACAGATAACCCAAGGGCTAAGGCTTTTGAAAAATCAGAAGACCCCAAGTACGTAGAAGAGAATAACATTCCAGTTGATTATCACTACTACTTTGTGAATAAGTTCCTAAACCCGGTGTGTGATCTTCTCGATCCTCTCTTTGGAAATACGAAACAAGAGATATTTGGTGAGATTATAGAAAAATACAAACCCCCAAAGAAAGTCACTGGACCGGCACTGAGTACGATGAAAAGGGAACAACTTATCGAGGAATGTCAAAAGAACAATATCAGTGATGAAGGTAAAGTGGTAGAATTACGAGATAGGATCAAACTGTTCAGACAAAAACAGAACTCTGTTGAAGACCTATTTAAAAGCTACACGCAATAGAATAATAAGACAAGACATGACAGCAAAAAACAAAATCACAAAGATTGTCATTGAAAATATTAAGAAGTTGATTTATGACCAACTTCCAGAAATGATTGATGATGCTATCAGTGAACATATTTACGATATGGTTGATGAAGAAGTGAATCAAAATTATACGGAAAGATTGAATAAGAAACTCGAAGATATATCAAAAGTGCACGCTATTCCCCTAGACTTGCTATTGAGAGATTTGACTGATACAAATAATGACCATATTTGCAAAGGTGTGAGAATGGCAAAGGATGGGATCAATCGGAGATGTGCCTTTAGAGCTCTCGAGGGTGGATATTGTAAATTTCATAGAGCTAAAGGTGAAAAAATAAAAAAACGAGAACTTTCCAGTAAGAATACCCATACCCATGGACCTGAACAAATGTTTGTAAAAGGATGTCCGGGGTGTGAAATTAAAAACGAACTTATAGATTTGTGTCCATTCATTCAATAATGAGTAAATCGACCATTCTACTAACATCAATAAATAATTTTTACAATGAAGAAAAGAATCGAACTAAGTTAATGAACATTTTAGATAAAACCAGTGGTATATCACTTCGAAATCTCGAGTGGTTTATCACAAACTATGCGAAAAAAAATAATACGATGTATACAACACATGACGGAAAACTATTTACCGTTCATTGTGCATACAAATCAAGTCTAGATGGATACAGTAAGAAACTGTTCGACCCATTTTGTCGTTCACAAAAGTTTCCATATACTATTCCCGGGACATCTCATGAAATTCATACAACTCTGGCACAGTTGAACTTCATCAAATGGTGTATTAAGAATAATATCATAGACTACATCTCAAATCATAAGACTTCCCTGTTTAATAAGCAAGTGACATGAATCCCTTTTCAAATACATATGTTTGATAACCCGTGTAATACATGTTTAGGGAATAATTATTACTGGAGGTATCTACAAGTGAACTGGCTGATGTATCAAGGATCACTTCTATAGACGTTTTATCAGATTTTATTCCACTGAAATCTAAGTTCCCCGATGGTTCCACATTAATCGGATTCATCGAGAAACTATATGTGTAAATATTTCTGATAGGCCTTGCTAATCTATTTCTGAGTGGAATTAAGTATTTGTAATAATAGTGATTTGTTTTAGAAACATTTGGTAATCTGTTTCCATTTATGTAAAAACTTGCTTCATCCATTATGGGATAGAAGAATGTACCTGTTTCATCAAAATGTACATTAGATGAAAAATTAAATCTATTTTGGTAAGACTTTTCTTCTTGTATAGACCTACCACCATTTGAATCATTCGCATCTTCGAATTTAGTGTTTCTCAAAAACCAATGAATACATTTGACTGGAATGTTAGGTACGAGATTGTTTCGAATCATTGTATCATTTGGTGTACTTATAATACTGGGGTGTTTGCGTACAATATCAGTTATGAATGTTTGTCTCTCAGTTGCTAAATACTGACGTTCTTCGGGATTTAATGTAATTTCTTCTGTGATGAGTTTAAACTCATCGAGTATGAGTGTAGTCCCAGTATCCGTGAAGAATGTTTGTTCGTGGAATTCAAGTACAAACTCGATAGTCTGACGATGCACGGCACACACGGGGAAATACGGACGATTTGGTTTATTAGAAGAATATTCATCACTCGCATATTTCCTAGAAAAGAAGAAGTGTAAAGGAATCATAAGGTCTGCAGAATATTGTGAAAGGTCCTTAAATGCTGCCAATGTGGAATCATCATAACCTATATTTCTATTTATAAGAAATCTATTAGCCACCTTTTCAGATACTTCTAAATAAAGTTCATCATAAAGAATACCCCAATCATCATGGATTGTTTCAACTTCTAACTCATCTACAACCATCGTGACACTTTTCAGTATATGTCTCCCTAGTTGGTCTGCGTAATTTTTACCACCACCATAATCTGTAAGACGTGGCATTGTAATACTAAGCCACATGTTGCTCAAAAGGTCTCCCATGTTTTGAGGATTGAATTGAACCTTGATAGTTTGTCCAAATGGCCAATTTGGTATACCACCGGGATTAATAACATTACGACTCCTATGGTACTTCCTGAAATCTGAGTGTATCTTATCATTCTTATAATTAAAGAATGAATCTTCTGGGTCTTTGGAAAGTAGGTGTGTATCCTGTTTTCCAATAGCTTTGAGAGAAATCTTTGCAGCTTCACCCATACTTATCTATTGTCTACATATTTTTAATATCATTCTCCCACATACTCATTGGACTCGTGGTCATCATACTCGTGAGTTCGGTTTTCGCCTGTTTGGATTCCTTGAGAAGTTCACGAACACTTTCCTCTGTATATTGAACAGTTCTAATGTTTAGGAGGTAATCATAGGTTCCACCAATCCTGGGAAAATTCAATGTAGACAGTTGATTCTCGAGTTCTTGTTTCTTCCTCTTAAAAACAATTAGACTTCCATTGATAACCATGGTCACAAAGTGGGATTTGTAGCCACACATCTTCGTTTTGGCTTCAAGAACCTTGATGAGATGCTCTTTCCTTTTAATGTAATAGTGCCGACGGAGTTCGATGAAGTCTTTTAGAATGAGTTCAGGGCTCTCGTATTTGTGGATACCCTTCGTTGGGTGAAAGAGGTGCATGTTTGTTGTACGGACAGTCTTTTGGAGTTTGAGGTCCTTGATGATATCTTTGCCGGTGTACTCCTGAATAACAAAATCAACATCTTCTGTTGTACTGTTATTGGTGAAACCACTGATGACCTTCTTTTCTACAAGCATATCAAGGTGTTCCTTATAGTCTTGTGTCCAACGACCTGGTGGTAGCTCGGATACCTTGATTGTTTTACCAATTATATTCCAAACACCTTCAGTGACCCAAACCTCATCCTGTTCGAAAATACGACCCTTGAATCCCCTAAACCATGGTTTCATTCTCTTGATAGCTTTCCCACCGATGACGTTAAGAATATTCTGTTTGATATCTTTGGGGTTGAAGGGTGGAACATAACAGCTGAACCCTGTACCGATACCTTCAGTCCCATTCACCAGAACCATTGGAATAGTTGGCATGTAAAAATCTGGTTCGATAGACCTTCCATCATCATCGAGGTAGTTGAGGATGGCGTCATCCTTAGCATCAAAAACACAACGAGCCTCTTTAGTCAACCGTGTGAAAATGTACCTGGTTTGTGAGGCATCCTTACCACCCATGAGTCGTGTACCAAACTGACCACATGGTTCTAGAAGATTGATATTGTTAGAACCCGTATAGTCATTCGCCAACTTTACGATTGTATCTGCGAGAGACACTTCACCATGATGGTAGGAACTCTTCTCGGCGACATAGGCTGCCAATTGGGCAACCTTCATCTCACCTTGTAGATTCCTTTGAAAGCATGAATACATAACTTTCCTTTGGGATGGTTTGAGTCCATCTGCGACATGGGCAATCGAACGCTTTAGGTCCGCAAGACTGAAATTGACCAGGTCTTTGTGAACAAAGTCTGTGATACTCAACTGTTTGACGTGTCCATAAGGCACTTCAAGTTCCCTCACATCCTTAGCGGTACTGTCGAGAAGCCAGGTTTTCCTCGCATCCGCCTTCTTCTTATCAAACGCAAGAACAATCGATTCGTTAGTCATCCTATCTACATCAAATCGAACCGTGAGTTCTTGAATCTTCTTGAAGTACTCCCGAGCTTCTACTGAGGTTGAGGTACCCAAACCCTTGTAATACTTGATACGCCACCCAGCTTTCCCATCACCATACCAGGTTCGAAATGCTGAATCTGTGTAAAAGGATTTGGAGTCTGACCCCTTGGATGCCTTGATAATTGGGGTGACCATACTCACGACAAAACCCAAATTGAGGAGACTTGGCCAGAAATAGTGAATCATGTTTAGAATTAGGCCTTTGATGTGAGAACCATCATTATCTGCATCTGTCATAATCATGAGACGACCATAACGAAGTTCTGACACATCCTTGTATTCTTTACCTTGTTGAAGACCCAAAATCTTCTTGAGATCATTAAACTCTTGGTTAGAGGTGAGTTGTGAGACGGAAACATCTCTCACATTCTTACACTTACCCCGAAGTGGGAACACACCATAGTGGTCACGACCAACTACAGAGAGACCTGCAACTGCGAGGGTCTTTGCTGAATCACCCTCAGTCACAATCAATGTACACTTATTAGATTGTGCAGTACCAGCTTTGTTGGCGTCATCCAATTTGGGAATCCCAGTGATTTTGGACTTACGAGCACCATCAGTCTTCTTTAGTTCCTTCATCTCCTTGAATTTCGAGAGTGCGAGGAGTTCATCTTGAATACCAGTCTTGAGAACATTCTTGATGAAGTTCTTTGGAGGTTCAAACTTAGACCCAAAGTCTTGAGCTTTGAGGGTGCATTCAGACTTTACCTGACTTGAGAAGGCAGGATTCTCAAGGGTTGCCTTTACAAAGATATTGAAGGTGTTCTTGACCTGTTGAGGTTTCAACTTAATCTTCTTGGCCATCTCCTCAATAATCCCCACAGCAACGAGGGATGCCACATGGTCTACATGGGTCCCACCCCTGGTTGTACAAATACCATTAACAAACGACACCTGTTCTAGGCCATTCTCTGAAGGACCGATACACACGGACCAACGGTCATTGGAAAAGGAACACACCTCCCCTACACCTTCATGCATTTTGGCATACGCATCAAAGTTTTGTTTGGGGAGAACATCTCCATTAAACCTGACCTTGCAATTGGGGGTTGAACAAATGTTTGCATCCCACACCCTCTTTTGGAAAATCTTATAGATGGCGAAATCCATCTTGGGCATCCCAAACCTCTTCCAATCGGGGGTAAACGTGATAGAAACGGATGACGTAGCACCCGCATATTTTTTGATTTTTGGTTGTTCACACACAGTCATATTGTTAGACCATTTTTGGGTGTATGTTTGTTTAGTCTCGTGGTCTTTGATGACGATAGAAAACGAGGAGGAGTAGATGTTCGTCAATTTGGCACCATAGCCATTGCGTCCACCAACTACCCGCTTCTTACTGTCATCATAGTTGGTACTTGTGAGAAGGTGTCCAAATGTTAATTCTGGATTCCAAATACCTTCCTTCTCATGCATACGAACCCCGACACCACCGATGGGACCATTGTTCTCTATAGTCACTGAACCACTGACTTTATCAATAGCGACAGAGATGGAAGTGACATGCTTGGGATGCATAGAGTTGCGGTCAACCGCGTTGACGAGGATTTCATCGAAGATTTTCAAGAGAGCTGGGGAATACTTGAGGTTATTCTTCTCAAACTGTGAGTTATCACCGTTGAGAACCCAATACGGTTCGACATTCAGGTCGACGGGACCTACATATGAGTCAGGTCTCTTGAGAATGTGCTCAATGTGGGTGAGCTTTTGGACACTTTCCATGGTTCTTGACTTTATTACAACTCAAAACTCTAACTTAGGT